CCTTCATATGTCATCGGTTATGACCTTGACAATGAAGATTTCACAAATATTATTATCAAATTGAAGAACAAGGAGGAACTCAGTAACCAGGAAGACAAGAGATACGGTGAATATGTATTGACCGTTATCGAAATGGTATTGGAGAATTCAAAGTTTAAGAACAAGACAACAGAAGAGAAATACGAGATGAGAGACCAAATGTATTATGAACTTTGCAATGGTCTCCTTTCTTATAAACCGGAGAAGAAATCGAATATATACAGTTATGCATACAGGATAGCCTATGTCGCAGGTATACATTACTTTACGAACAAGGAGAAGGACAGGAAGAAGTCTGAATCTATCATGGAGCATTGTATGGAAGAATTACAGGAATATTTAGATTCCATTACAGACCACAAGAAGAAATCTTATAACAAGGAATAATATGAGCACATTAAATCCACAGATATTAGCAGTTCCAGGTGACAATTTCGCATGCGGAGTTTATAGAATTATCAATCCTACTATATTATTACAGCAAACTGGGTTAGATATTACTTTGGCGCCTGCAGGTAAATTTAGATTTACAAATTACGATGTATTATATACACAACGTATTGTATCTGAAAGTTCACTTAAGTCATTGAAGAATGTAAAGGACAGAACAGGTATTAAGATAATCGTTGATTTCGATGATTTGACATGGACGTATAATGGTCAAGGATTACCAGAATATAACATCGTCAGGACTAAGGTAAATACGGATGCAAATAAGCTGGCAATGGACACTTATGCAAGAGACGTAATTGACTTTGCTACATGTACGACTGAATCGATAAAGGAAGCATTATCTGTATATATTGACCCTAGCAAGATTAAGATTATCCCTAATAGATTACCAGTCAATGAATGGTTATTTGATACTGCTACGACTATGCCTGCCGAGGATATATTCTTCTATGCTGGTTCTGCTACCCATTACGACAATGTAAATAAGTTACCTGGTGATTTCAGTAACGGTTGGATTAAATATTTACAGAATAAGAAGGTAATAACCATGGGTGAACCTCCATATTTCTTGAAACCTGCAGCAAAGGTACCAGTATGTCCAATGCAAGTATATGCACGTAATTTCCATAATTATGCACGTAGCTGTAAATTTATTATTGCACCATTGGCAGAGAACTTCTTCAATAAATGTAAGAGTAATCTCAAATATTTGGAATCATGTGCTGTTGGACGTGTATGTTTAGTTACAGACTTCCCAGGATCACCATATAGCGATGCACATGAATACCAGAAGGTTCCAGTTAACGCTACTGCACAGACAATCGAATATATCGTTGAACGTGCAAAGAAACATTACGGTGAGATATTGAAATATCAGTACGACTATGTAAAGAACTATTGGTTAAATAACCATATTAACGAGTATAAAGATATATTGAAATGACATGAGTAATAGAACGCTCTATTAACGTGAATATATAAATATATAATAATAATATATATAATAAAGAAACCCCAAGAGGAACTTCCTCAAGGGGTTATTTATTTATTCCTTGTCGTTAAATATTACATTGTAACGAGATTTGGCTGAGCGTCCTTAACGAGAACGAGAGCAGCACAACGTGGTTCAATGCACTGAGAAACAGATGCAACAGTCCAACGAGTGGTGTTCGTACCCTTAAGAATGTCAACAACGCGACCTTCGTGAACGTAAATACCTTCGATAGATTCAGATGTCTGATCGGCGTTAGACCAGTCGAGATTCTTGAAAGTATCGAATTCCTGAGCACCTTCTGTACGGATGATACCCATGTAGTAAGTACCTGCAGCGATTGGGTTAACGAGCTTTGCGTTTGCGAAATCAGCAAGAGCAACGTTAGAACCGTCAGCCTTGACAGCTTCCTTAGTTCCCTGACCGGTTAAATCAACAGCGCGAACCTTGACTTCACCAGCAGTTGCATCTTCGATAGCGATAAATGCCTTGTTGAAGGACATCTTGTTACCAACGAGGTTAGCAGCATAGATACCGTCGACGAACAACGGAGTACCAGCTGGAATAACTTCAGTGACACCAGAGAGCTTCAATGTTGCAGTAACAGCACCTTCAGCCTGGACGAAACCAGAGACAGTTGCAGAAGTGAGTTCATTTGCAAGGTCTGCAGAAATTTCGATGGATGGGAGGAATTGCTGTTCACGGAATTCAGTACCAGCGAATGCACCGAACATACCCTTAGAGGCAATCGGATCAGCATTGACCGGATCGAAACCCTTACCAACAGTTGCGAGGACGGAGTCAATCATCGGGTCGATGAAGCCGTAACGCTTGTCAGAAGTGATAGAACCCAATGCACGAGAAGCCTTAGAGAGTGGAAGGAAGCCGGTACCAACGAATGCAACGTTCTGACGACCGAGGTCTTTCTTGATTGCTTCTGCAACGACACCTTCGATAAGAGCTTTCCCGTTAGGAATCGCGATCTCACGGTCCCAGTTAGCCTCTACGACATCCTTATATTGGTCAGTACCAATAACGATGTTACCGAAATCTGGGGTTACTTCAATCTGACGTTCCTTGAGAGTGGAAATATCGGAAGTTTCGAGGGATGGACCCTTGACGAACTTACCATTGTCCTTAACGACGAAACGATAAGTGGTATCATTACGCATGTTTGGGCGTAACTGATCTGCGACGTAGGACTTAGAACCTACAGTTAAATATGCACCCGATTCTGCAGCACGGACTGCGATGAGGTTAGTGAGCTTGTTGGGCTTAAATTCATTTGCCATAATAATATTCCTTTAAATTTGAAATTGTTTATCCCCTAGGATGTTCACGGAGGTAACGATTCCAATAATTTCTGTCGTGTACCTCAGACACATTACCAGGAGTGCTGTTTATTTGTTTACCGATAACCGGAAGTTCCTTCTTTGGTTCTACTTTAACTTCGACCTTCGGTTCTTCCTTCGGTGTTGAAATTGGATTGTGACGTTTATCCAGGATTTGGTCTGCGATAACCGCGATGTTTCGTTTCAATGCATCAGGGTCAGTGCTTCTGAATGCATAGCCCAATAACTTATTGTCAGTCATGAGTTCTCGCAATACGACAGGATATTCTGGCATAGTGCTGAGATAACCAAAGACTACTCCGTTTGGGTCAACTTCAGAAACTGCGTCATAGAATGCCTTACCGTTTCTTTCAATTAACGAGTTATATTCTTCACGTTCCTTCTCGTCTTGGAAACAGGATTCTACTCTGCGCTTATCCTCTTCAATGTCCTCACGTATCTGTCTTTCCTCATTGTAACGCTGCAGTTCACGAATTTCATCCTGCATATCACGTTCTTTGAGTTTCCAGTCTACGTAGCTTGTGGGATCTGGCTTTCCTTCTTTGTCAACGAAATGTTCGGCCTTAAGACCTTTACCTTTGTTTAACTCTTCTTCGAGTTCTTTAATGCGAGCTTCGAGTTGTCTCTTCTCTTCCTTGGATTTCCTCTTAAGACGTTCGAATGCATAATCTCTAGGAGTCTGCTTCTTCTCTTCTTTCTTTGGTTCTTCCTTAGGAGTTTCCTCAACTTTCGGTTCTTCAGTCTTCACTTCTGCTTTCGGTTCCTCACCCTTATCATCAGGTTTGTCCTCTACTTGCTTCTGTTCAACACCCTTTGCTGCCTCTTCGGTAGCTTTATCTTCAACAGTTTCGGCAGGTGCTTCCGCAGCTGTTTCCTCGGTTTCTGGAGTGATAGGTTCCTTTACTTCCTCGGATTGCCCTTTCTTATTGGCAAGATATGAATTTACTTCTTCTGTAGTCATAAATCGGTGACCGTCCTCAATCAGGGTAATAAACGTATAGCATAACCCCTGCTATCATGCTTTACAATTAATAATTAGTAAACTTTATTTAGATTTAATGAAATTCTGATAATAATCTTCCATAGATGGTGAATTTAACCATTCTGCCATTCTTACTGGATCAATACCTGTATATGGATATACCTTATTGCCCATCTGAACCATAGCCATGTTGGAATAAGGGTCATAGTCCATTGGTCCAATGAAACTAGAAGATTGAGATACTGCACGTCTTGGTTCTGTATCGTTCCAGTAACGTGGATAATCCATTTCCCTTTGCTGTGCTTCTGCCATCAAGACATTATACATCAGTGTCTTCTGTGGTCCAGGAGGTAATGCAAGGAATTCAGGATAATTAGGAAGAGTGGTAATATCCAGAAGTTCCTGATGTTCCTCAGGAGTCTGTCTTTCCACTGCCTTCCTTTCACCAGTCATCAAGGCGTTATGACCAAGACCTTTACCTGTCATTACGTCGAAATGAATCATTATGCACCTCTTGTCATTGCTTTGACGGTATCTTCCATACCCTTGATATAGGCGTCAGATTCAGATTCCTGCCTATCCATTTCCGATTCTGCAGCCTTAATCTGTAATTCTGCGCCTTTAATCAATGTATCGTCATTATTCTTGTTTGCTTGCATACCAAGCTTTGCAGATTCAATTGCAACCTTGTCTTGTTCAGAAACGATGAATTTCTGCCATTCCTGTTGTCTCTGTTCTCTATTATCAATCATGGATAACTGAGCAGCATTCAACTGTTGACGTAACTGTTCACATTCTGCGTTCTTCTGTTCAAGAGCGAACATGGTTTCGTCCATCTGGTTCTTCATCTGGTTCATCATATGGATTGCAGCTGGATCCTGTGCTTCTGTAACGAACTGAACGTCAGGAGGTAAGTTTGCAATAATATTACGTGACAATTCTTCACCAAGGTCATCCTTAAGAGTATCTGCAAAGTATTTAGCGATAACCGGTTTCATATTGTCTGGCATAATTGTAGCCAATGCTGTCAATTCCTGACGTGCCTTCATCTGACGTGTAACAACAGAAGGTCCGTTCTCAAGTGTAAACTTGAGGTCTTCACCACCTGTAATCATCTGAATAATAATCTTGGAAATTGCTCTAACTGCCTTAAATGCGTTATTATAATAGTTTGCAGTATTGGATTCCTTAGAAATCTGTTGACGTAATATTTCGGTTGCAGTTCTTTCACGTTCACCACCCTGAATACCAGTCAATGGAATACCAGTAACATCTTCTAACAATGTTCTGCAAGTAGATACTGTAGCCTGTAAATCACCAGTCTGGAAACCTTCTGTTAAAGGAACTGGCTGGTGTTCACCTTTCCATAGAACTGCTACAGAATCATCTTCATTACATGCGGCCATGTTCTGTTCGAGACCGTCAATTGCATCAACGTTAACCAGATAATTAGCTTTAGCACTTCTTCCGCAACGTTCAATTAACGTAGAATAGGCAATGTTTGCACCTAATTCAAGAGACATGGTTTGCTGAACAATACCATTATAATCAATATCACCGTTATGATAAATCTCGTTACCTGCAAGACGAACAATTGGAATAATCTTGATTGGTAACTCATATGCTTCAACTACCTTGTCACCACATATCTTATACATGTCGACATAACCAGATTCATTCTTTACGTAATAAGAAATTAACGCAACAGAATCTTCTGGCATTCTCCATTGCTTAAAGTCACCAACGTTAATGAAACACGGTGTCATTGGATAAGACATAGGAACTACATCGTCACCATATAGACGCTTGGCTTTCTTTAATGGAATAAAGTTCAGAATTGCACCTTCTTCGGCATCTGAACCTTCAACGGTTGCGACTGACGGGTCAAAGGCGACTGCATTAATTCTGTTTGCAGATTCAATAACAATCTTCGGTTCTCCAGTCATTTCGTCGGCAACTGTGGTTACAATCATATATCCATAACCGGTTAGACATGCCTTACGGAATGCGTCAATCATTGCAGATTTGGAATCGTTGTCAGATTCGATATTGTCAATTAATTCCTGTATATCTTCGAGACCGTTTGTCTTATCGCAAAGTTCTGTATGCCAAGGAGAATTAGAAACTGGTGACGAAATTGCGTTACACAATACGTTCCAGTTATTTAAACTAAGATTTAATCTACTCTTATTACGTTTGTACTTCTTCTTAAACTTGTCATTCCAGAAATCACCTGAATAAATCTGGAGGTCTTCCAATGCACGGTTAATTACAGCATTGAAACGTGCATCGGATCTTGTTAAGAAATTATTACAGTTATTAATTATTTCGCGTTCTTCTAACATTTGAACCTCTTAATCAATAATTAGACCTGCTCAATGGTAAAGTATGCAGTATCACCAGCGAGATGGAAGTCATAAAGACCTGCACATAATGGCATATTCAATACATCCCATGTATAAGGAACACCGTAAGTCTTCTTTACAGAACTTAGTTCTGTTGAAACTGTTGATACATTGGTCAAGAATATAGATAAACCGCCTGCAGCACCTAGACCTCTAGCCATCGTGTTCATATAGACATGTACTCTTACATTAATATTGATGGTACCAATCGTAAACAATCTTATACGACATGCGTAATCATTTGGATGATTAGCTAAAGTATAAATATATGCACCAGTATTACCGTACATCGGAGTAACACCAGACGGATGATTGTCGTCGATTGGGTAAACAACAGGAGCAGAGGTATCGTTAACGAAACTCATGGTTCCAGTATTACCCTTATATGTGTAGATGTTGTAGTTATCGTAAGAACTAGATAATGATGGATGTACAACAATAGGATCTGCACTGATACCGACGTTATCCTTTATGGTCAAACCTCTAACAAGGTCTTCCAATGCAATATGTGGGTCTTGTGCATTTACAGTACCAATCTCAATCTGTCCAGCAACGAAGTTATTAACGAAATTACCGGAAATAATTCTGTGAACATGATAAATTACATGTGTTCCTGTTGCTGCTGGGTCAGTATCAACAGTGATTTCATCATCCTGGTTAATACCGTAAACTTGGAATGTATTGGAAATATTACTATCCTTTACATCACAGTAACCACAATATACTGGAACATTCTGTAC